GTATGCACTCGCCTAATGGTGCCTTTTCGTCCTTTTCTAGTGTGATTTCGTCACCGTCTGGACCTTGGATCTTGTCACCTTTTTTCTTGCCGTCTTTCTTAGCCTGACGCACAGCGTTAGCATATGCATTGCCTTCTTCTTGGCCGGATTTCTTTAGTGCATTGTTGATGTCGTCAAGATGCTGTTGCGCCATCATCATTTGTGTTTCGTCATAGAATCTACTCTGTGGATCGTCACCGCTGGATTTCATATTCTTAATACTTGCTTCAGCATCTGCTTTCATTTTTAGTAATTCTTCGCGACTCTTACCATCATACTGGCCTTCTTTTACTTTGACACAATTATCTACACGCTTGCCACCTTTCATTTTGGTGCCCATGCGCTTGTAGCCTTTCCAGCATACTTTGCCGTCGACGCCTTTTTGCTTTTCTTCGTCTAGTGTGCGCCAACTAGGATTACCGCACTCTTCGCATACGCTGTCAGCAAACTGACCCATTGTATCTTCAAAAGCCTGTTCTAGTTCGAACTCTTCTTTTGTTTTCTTTTCAGCCTTGCTGTACTTGTCTTTTAGACGGCCTAGTTCTTCTTGTGAAGCACCTTCACGTCCTGCTTGTGCAGCCTTTTTCATATATTCTTTACCGTGCTTTTTAACACCTGTATAGTATTGTAAGCCTGACTCGTCTACTAAATCATCTGGACCTAGTTCTTTTGCTTTTGTGCCTTCTTTTACTAGGTTGTAAATGTATGGGAAGATATCTTGTAGTTCTTCATTAAACTGTTTGATAGTTAGTTCGTCAATCCAGTTTTCAGCAACATCATTTGGAACATCTTCTAGTACTGGGGGATTAAATGCTTCAAATGTTTCTTTGTAATATGCTGGTTTTTGTAAACTCTCTATTGTCTTCTTAACTGTTGTAATGCGTTCTTTAACAATGTCCATGTATCCTGCTAGGCTTTCTGCCATTACAGCACTACGGCCCATGTAGTTTTTGAACTTGCGTAGTTTTGCCATTTCTTCTGATAGGCCTACAATGTGCTTACCAAAATCATCATAAGCATTGCCGCCTTCTGCTACGTGGCGAGCCATTGCTCTTGCACCGCTTAGATGTTTATATGGATAAGCAAATCTTTCACCTTCAGGTGATTCAATGTAGATCCTGCCAATCTTCTGTGTTCGTCCTGTTACACTTTCTTGATTTACACTTTCTGTGTGCTTAATCATAATACGTGCTTCGCCTACATTTTGATAACTTACGCGGCTTGTTCCATATAGTTTTGATTCTGTCATTTTATCGTCCCCAGATCGATTTGTTGCTAAAAATTTATAATCTCTTTTATCTAAGTTTGATTTAGTAATATCACGTACACTAAAGTCTAGCATACGCTTTTTGCCAAATACACGAAGTTCTTTTAAAAAATCATGCCATCCTTTTTTGATTACATCTGAAGTGCCTTCTGCAAAGTCTTTAGAAAAGATAACTGTTAATCCTTCATCTTCATCTAAGTTAACACTTACTTTGCCTAAGCCTTTATAATCAAAGTCGAAGTATCTTGCTGCGATAGGTTCACTTGTTACATTACCTTCAGCATCGCCTATAGTAACGCTAGGAAATCTTCCGCGTAACTTATTAAATAACTCTTCGCCTATTTTACTAAATTCTCTCATACTGTATTTATCAATAGTTGCTGCTAACGAAGATGGGCATAGGCATCTCATAATCGTCAAGATCTTCTGCTTGAGTGAATGAGTTATATACCCGAGGATCCCAATCTTTTAATACGTCCATCATTCTAATAGCAAGTAGCGTTGCACTTACTAAGTCGTCTGACATTCCTGGTTTTGCTTGATAGCTGCTTGCTGTCGCAACAAAACCTTTGAGTTCTGTTAACAAAGGTTTAGAACGTATTAACATTTTATCATTTTCGACCATTGTCTTTAGTCGACTGCATGCTGTAATCTTTGTGCTGTGTGTAGTATTAAAACCTTTGCGGAATTTGCGCACATGTCCTTTTCGAATAGGTTCAGAAACAAAAAGTCCCGGTATATTCTCTTCCCCGAAATCGTTTATAACGATTAGTGCGGCTTCTCCGATGCCATTGTTTTCTACACTCCAATATACACCGTTTGGATTTTTAGTTTCATCTGCAATATATTTGCAGATATCAGCTAGTACCCTAATCTGTCCTGGTATGGCAGTTTGATTGTGTTGCCATTCTGCCACTTGTTCATAACTAGGTAGTTCAATAACTTGTATTGCTGCATAATCGCCGCCGGTGCCCATACTAGGATCAAGTGCAATAGCGTAAGTATATTCCGATGTTGGCTTTTTATACCAACGTGTTTGTCCCATATTTAGGATAGGAGATACACCTTCCATTGCTGCTAGTTTTATACTGTTAATAAGTGTTTCGTCAAATACTAAGAACTCACAGCCATATTCACGACGGAACTTTTCTTCACCTATGCGTCCAATCTCTGCTGCTTTCCATTCTTCGTCACGATCAGGATGTTCGCTCCAATGTGCCATAAATGAACGGAAGCCATTAATGCCTAGTTCGCTTTCGTTACCGTGATCGTCAAAACGTTGTTGTGCTTGCTTCCAAATAGTAGCAAAAGTATCTTCGTCTGAGTTTGGTGTACTTGTAATAATAGCACGACCACCTGTTGCAAGTGTAGGTGATATTGAAGTCCAAAACTCTTCAGCAATGTTGGGCATAACAAACGCAAACTCGTCACAGTATAGTAGCGAGATACTCATACCACGTCCTGTGTTGCCTGTTGTTGTTTGGCTTACAATACGACTTCCGTTTTCAAACTCTATGCTGCCTTTGTTATAACTAGTAACACCTGCTCTAATATGATCCGGACAAGTTTCATATACATAACGTATACGTGCCATAATCTCTTGTGCACCTGTATATTTGTGTGCAGCAATAAGAATAGTTTGATCAGGATTAAACATAGCATACCAGGCAAGATAGATAGCGGCACACGTAGTTTTACCTGTCTGTCTAGGCATCATATTAATGTTGAAACGATAGTTGTGATACGTATCCATTAGGCCTAACTGGTATTCATAAGGCTCAAATAGAAGTTTACCCCTTACAGGGTGTTGGATGTATGCAAACTTACGTGCAAAATAAAGATAGCCTTTTTCAGGATCCATGCACTGCATTAGATCCTGTACTTGTTCTTCCGTATATGTTTCTTTAGTGTTGGCTTTTTTAGTTAATACGCCGTCTAAACTTTTGCTCATACAGTATTTACTCAAAAAAATAGAGCCCGAAGGCTCTATTTGGTGTAACCCCACCGTAGTTTATTTTTTCTTAAATTGCGGAGGTACTTGACCTTTTTTAGGCTTGCTACCTTTTTTCTTACCAGCGTTATCATCTTTGCCTGGCTTCTTGTCTGCCCAGTCTGGAACACCGTCGCCATCAGCATCTGGTTTTTTCTTTTCTGCAAGAGCTTTCATTAGCTGTGCTTTGATTGATTCTACAGCCATTGCATTATCGCCGTCTTGTGCTTTAGCAAATGCTTTCTTTTTCTTGTGTAGATCGTCGCCCATCATGTTTGTCATGTAGTCTTGATCGCGATAGTCTACATCGTCTTCTGAGCCTTCCGGTGAGTTAGCCCATTCCTGCATTCCGTAGTCTGCTTCAATCTGATCCCACATTTTTTGTTCTATTTGATCGTGATCATCGTCTGGATGTAGTCCATTATCAACAGCTACATCATTGTACATATCTTGTAGATAGTTTTGTACGTCTGGACCCATTGCGCCTTTGCTAAGTGCTTTGTATAGTAGCTCTCCACTGTCGTCAGCTGCAATCTTTTCCATTGCTTGGATAAGCTGATCTTTCATTCCGCCTTCTTCTACTTCAACATCTTCTTTTGGCTCGTCTACAATATCACGTAGTCTTTCCATGTCCATACGCATTGGCATCATATCTGGACTTACTTCTTTTGCATCGTTCATACCTGCATTTTTCATCATGTTGATAAGATCTTCAACATGCTCTTTGCCGCTTGCATTTAAGCTCACGTTCATTGTTACTGGATTACCTTTGTCCATTGGCGCCGGAAGTGAACCCATTGGTGGCATGCCTCCTTCGCCCATCTCTGGCGGACACTCGTTGATTGCATCCAATGATTCCATTAGTTTTTTAATATCTGACATTTTTTAACTCCCTAGCACCGCTTTGGTGTTTTCTGTATCGTCTTGCATTTTTGCTGTTTCGCCGTCTGGTGCTGCATCTGCTCCATCTGGAACTGCTGCTTCCTTACGTGCTTTTTCAAGTTCTGCTAGAAGTCCCATTACACGCTCGCCGCCAACATGTTCTTGACCGCTTTCACCGCCCATGTCTTCTTTAGTAAGCATTGGTTCGTATACTTCATCTTCTTTTGTTTCTTGATATAACTCTTGTGGTTCGTTAGGATTACGAACAATAATATGACTTTGTGGAATACCGCAGCACTGTCCTAAATACTCTTGAAGTATCTGTACAGTAGTTGGATACTCTGTTTCAACTTCGTAATATGTAACTTCCATATTTTGTAACTGTGGGAAATCTAACGGACGCTCTTGAATAGGTGTTTTCTTACCTGCTGAACTACTTAGTAACTTAAACTTTTGTAGCGCAGTTTCCATGTGATCTTGGAATCCTTCTGGTAGTTCACCTGCAACACCGATTTTAAACTCGTATGTTTTTTTAGATTCTGTTAGTATTTGTGCAAATGATTTCATTTGTTATTCCCTGTCATATATATTATTTATCTTTATCTAGCCCTTTTAGGCGTTCTAATAGACTGTTGCGATCTGTAACAACATAGCCTTCAGCGTTTATAATATCTCCGTCGCCAGTGCCGCTATCTCTATCCATTTTTTCTTTTTTAAGTTGTAGCTCTACCATTTTTAGTTTTTTATCTAGTTTTGCCACTTTTGCATCTAAACTAGTTTTAAGCATGCCGCCTGCTACTTCAAAAACTCTACCACTATAACGGCTTTCAACATTCATTCCTAGATCCATTAAATCTTCATATGCGCTCATTGCTTTATCAGCAACTTCGTTAAGTTCTTTGTCCGCCATTTCACCAAGGCCTTTAACTTGTGGTAGTGCTGCGGTTATTTTATCAAACTCTGCCATATCTCTAAAAGTTTCAGCCTGTTCAACTTCGTATTGCTTTTGCTCTTGTTCTTGTTCTTCTGCTTGTTCTATTATTTCTTTAGAATCAGGTAGGTTTAACAGATCTTCTAGTTTTTTAGTCATTGTCCATTCCATTAACTGCTAGTATTATTTATCGTTTGCGTCCATTATGAAAGATATCATCTTCTGTAACAATACGGAATATAATACCTTTTTGTTTACACCATGCTCTAGCACTTTCCCATTTAGCTTGATTCACAACCCAATGTGCTTGATTAGCTTTTGATCTACCTGTTTTTTCTTTGAGTGTTTGATTTTTAGGTTTAACTTCTATAAGTTCTACACGTTGCTTGCCACCTCTATCGTTATAAACAATAAAGAAGTCTGGAACGTATACAGTATGCTTACCTGTGAACGGATGTCTATAAGGAATACGCACTGCTTCACTTGCCCACTGTGCAATAGCAGGATGTTCGTCACAAAACTTCATAAAGTGAAACTCCCAACCGCTTCTATATGTCGGAGTTTTTGTACCTACATATTTGTCAGGATTTTTGAGAGTAAATTTTCCTGCTGCAAATCGGCCCATATCAAACTATTATATTCCTTTGGTCAAACAGTTGATTTTCAGATTGCTGTCTGTAACCTATTGAACTTGTTTTTCTTCTATTAGCATTTATTATTTGTGCAATCACATTACTTAACTGTACTTCGTTGATACCTTCTAAAGTATCTAAAAGTTTGAATACAGGAATACTATCTCTCTTAGCTTGTTCTAGTATAACGCCGCCTGTGTTTATTGCGGCAACTTTATCAAATCCTCTTTTCAAAAAATAACCAACGACTGCGTCTACTTCATTTTGAGTATAACTTACAGTTCCTGCATTGTTATAAAAGTTATTAAAATATACAAGCGTATCATCTTGTGGGGTATTGGCAGGTAGTCCAGTATCAGCCATTATTTAACTTCTCCTATTGCTTCGCTTGCAATATTTGCAAGTTTTTGATCTCCGGCTGCGGCACGATCAACTAGTTCGTTTGTTACAGCATTTTGTTCTTGTGCTGTTGGGTAAAGTTGTTTAAACTGTTGCATACTTGTAACGCCCGGTATAGCTCCTGAATTAATTGCTTTAGCAGTAAATGCATACCTAGCTCTTAGTCTATCTTGTCCTTTTATAGGACTAGATCTAGATGGGTTACTGCCTATTGCTCCTGCTATTTCTGTTCCGTTATATTTCTTATATGTATTTTCTTTAGGTGGCGACACGGGAGAACTTTGGTTTTTACTATCTTTTTTAGGTACGGCAAAGGTTTTGCCTGGGCCTGATTGTGTTTCTGTATAGGTTGTAGTAGTGGTTGTTTTGTTACTACGTACAAGTCTAGTAGGACTAGTAGGAGGCGCAGGTTTTAAAAGTTCTGGGCCGCCACTGATATATTGATTTCCGCCTAGTTTAGGTTCTGATAACGGACTAGGTGTTTGATCATAACCAGTTTCGGTATCTCCGAAAGCTACTGGTTCACTATCGTCTCCTATATCACCGTTTGTCATTATAACTGACTCATACGCGATGCTCATTGCATTTTCGTTCATACCGCCTGCATCTTCTGCTGCAACATCTCCATGATTCCATTGCGAAATAATAGGGTTTACTAAAGTGTACGCAAAATATTCTTGGCGTGAAAGTTGGTATAAAGTAATACTATTAAAGAAAGGTCCTACATTTCCAGTGTTAAGTCCGTATTTTGGAACTGTGGGAGAATACTTATCTCTTGAAGCATAAGGGCCTGCTATTAAAGCACCCTTTTGAACATTATGTCTTCCATCTAAAAAATTATACTTATAATATTCTTCAAATAATGCTCTAGTTACTCCGAGATTATCGTCATGAAATGTAATATTTACGTCTGAATAATCTATTCTTGTTTGGTACTGTTTAACTCTATTATATTGTTTCTTATTTTCAATACCGATTCTAAAACTTGGTAAATCAGCAGACTTAACAAGAACACCTAAATGTTTTTGAAATGCAAAAGCATTTTTTGTAGCACTGTTACCTATTTCTGGACTTGGTTCAAATAAGCAATGAAATAGATATTTTGTTTTTGGTGCAAAAGCAAGTCCATATTCATAATATAGATTTCGAGCGTGACGATAATCACGTAGATGAATGTCTCTATTTGCTTTTGTATATTGTGATTGTACTACTGCCATATTGTATTTATCCTATAAAAAACGGGAGTCTCAAAAGAAACTCCCGTTAAATAATGGCAATCTTAAAAAGTATTAAGAGCCTTGGCCTGATACTATTTCGCCGCCTGTGCTGCCTTGTGTATTTCTTGCTGTTGCTATACCAACGCCATCTGGTGATCCTGCGCCGCCTGCGCCATATTGGATAGCATTGTCATAACGAATTGTTAATGCAATAGTAACTGGTTCGTTAGTAGCATAGTTAAGTGCATTATAGTTTGCATTTTCTATATAACAACCTACCAGTTCAAATGCATCTAGTACATTTGCATTAAATCCGCCGTTGCCACCATCTAAGATTTCAATCTTTGTAGTAAATTTGTAAGTACCTGATGATACAGCACTTGACTGTTCGAAGAAGTCAAACTGTCGTTGTAGCTGTCCGCCAACAATCTTTTGAACGTTGTTGTTTGCATCATCACGTAGGTTGATTGTAACTGGTTCCCATGTGTGCTTACCTGCAAGATATGTTCTTGAGTTATAAGCATCAATGGTCATTTGTTCAAAACCAACACTTGGACGGGATACGTCTATAATATTTTGTGTTAAATCTCTAGTACCATTAGTACTAACTCCGCCACCAAAACCAGTGAACAATACACGGAAGCGATATTGTAGCTTAGGCATCAATATCGAACTATTTGTATTTGCGCCACCTGTTGGTACACTAATATTGTCTAAAGTTGTAATTGCCATTATAATCTCCTATTACAGTAGTATTTATGCATATTTGGACGGGGATTATACCCCGTCCATTAAATACGCACTTAACCTAGTGCTGCAATCTCTCCTGTGTTCTTAATACGTAATGGTATGTAAATAAACTCGATAGCTTTTACTGGTTCTATAGCAATGTCTAAGTATAGTTCATTTCTATCGATCCTTGCTGGAGTATTATTTGACTCATCACATACTGTTAAGTAGTCATAAATCGCTCTTAAACCAACTAGTTCTAATAGCAGTGCGTCTGCTGCTGCTTTAACTTGATCACGTGTGATCTTATCGTTTGGTTCAAACAAGTAAGGTCTTGCAAGTAGCTCTAGTTGACCACGTAGGTAAACTGTAAGTCTTGCTACGTTGATTCTGTCTAGCGCACTTGCGTTTCTAGCACGAGTTTTCTGACCAAATACAACTAGCCCTGCTCCATTAATAAATGTAATCGGGTTAATATTGTTGCTGTATAGTGTGTCACGCTGTCCAGTGTTAAGTGAAACAGTTTCAAATTCGCCTTCAGCTGTGACATAGCCTGAACTTGTTGCATTTGTTACGCCACCACGTCTTGTACCTGCTGGTGCAAACCATGGATAGCTTACCTGATCACTGAGTATGATTGTACGTAGTGCCATATGTGATGCAGGAACAACAACATTGTTACCTAAGTTATCGCTTGTAAATCCTGCTGGATAGTACATACCCAAGTATTCATCACGGCTAACTGCACCATCATCATTATCTTCAACTGCGCCAGCAACGTTAGTTGCCCACTCATTTAATGAAGTTGCATCTGGTGTTAAACGGAATGGTGTGTCACCTACAACAAATGCTGTTAAGCGTCTGTCATAGTTTAGACTAATCATTTCACCGATTAGCTCTGGATATCCTGGGCAAGCAATTAGGTTGAACTGACGTGATTCTTCGTCACGGATATCAGTATTACTATTAACTTCTGCTTGTAGAGCTTGTACAACAGTCTTACGTACTGCATGACGTCCAAATGTACCTGATCCATCTTCGTTGTTACCTGAAGCAGTTACCCAACGGTGTGGATAATATGCAGCCATTGATTCGTCTTCTAAAGAACCACTGTTACCAATAACTTGGAAGCGACCGTTATCAGTTGAAACGTCTATATAGTTACGTCTAAACTCTTTTACATTAAATCCACTTCTACGCATATTCCATAACAACATACCTTTTGGATATAGTGCTGGATCTGGTGCATCTGGATCTAAGTAATCACTTGTTAGTAGATCTACAATACTCGCTGGTGCTGAGTTAGAACCTGCATCACTCCAACGAGCATCTGCAAACAATACTCCATTATCAGTAGTCTGATCTGTTATATCTTTTTGCACCCAGCTTTCTAATACTGCATTGTAAACATATACACCTGGATAGTTTTCAATATTAGCAGTATCAATCCAAAGATCGCCATCAACAAGTGCAGTCCCGTCTGATTGCTCCGTAGGTTCTGTTGCACTTACGATTGGTCCTTCTGGATCAGTATCTGCATAATCTGCACTGAAGTTTTGATATCCTACCCAGCCGCTGCCGTCATGTATTAGCATATCTACTTCGTCAACTACTGAGCTATACCAAATCTTACCATCTTCTGTTAGGCTTGATGGTGCATCATCACTTGCTGTGTAGTCTAGCTCTTTCCATAAGCTAATAACATAGTCATATACATCGTCGCCTGTAGGAGCGTCATAAAAGTTTGCTGTTCCTTCTTCTGTTGTATAGTTATATGCAGCAAATCCTGCAAGTGCGATCAACCCGTCTGTATCATCAACACGGATTTCGCCGCCTAACTTATGTTCAATAACTACTTTGTTTGTGCTATCTACATATGATACAATATTTGTAAATCCAGCTGCGTTAATCTCGCCTGCAATCACTTCTGCATCTGCACTTGCTGCTGTTGTAGTAACACTTACAGTTTTAGGCGTGCCTAGTGCATTACTGTTGGCAACTGTTTCAGCAAGATCAAATGTGTAGGTGCTTGCTGTAAGTTGAGTTGTAATCTTAGCACTCTTTGCTGATGTAGCACCAGTGCCATTTCTTACATAAATCTTAAAGTTAGCAATACTAGGAGACTCTTCTTCAACATTTGCTTTTACAAACAAATCACCAGCTCTTAGTGCTGTACCACCAGTTTTATCTAGGTCGTAAATTGCACCTTCCGCTGTTGTATACATTGGAGCAGTAACATTGCCCCAAAGTTGTGTGTCTTCGTTATACTGCTTAACACTAAAGTCTGCACCACCATTTGGTGTTGTAGTTTTAATCCAAATACTTCCAGTTGGAGCAGGATTTGTATCAGTTGATTTAAATGCAGGAACATTAGTATGAGCTTGTATTGCTACTTGTGGTGATTGATATGTTTTTTCAGCAATACCAAGTGCGCCAGCGTCTGAAGCAGTATCTGTAGGACCAGTAAGTGTACCAATACCGCCTTCTATCTTAATTTTGCCGTCAGTTGTAGCACCATCTGATTGTGCAGTGCTATTTGCATATAACTCTAAAGCACTGTCAACAACTGCTGCTGCAACACCTGTAATCCCAGCATTGTTTATATCACTTGCAAGAGCAGTAATAGTTGTACCAGCTAGTACGACAGTTGTGCCGTTAATAATTATTGTGTCTCCATTTACCAATGTAGGATTAGTATTTGCACCTCTTACTGTGTAATGGCTTGCCTTCCAAGCATCTGAACCAACTTCCACCCAAGTACCTGGAGATCCAGCAAGTGTATTTGTGCCTGCTGTTTTATACCATAAGCGATTCATTGTTGTAGTTGCGTCAACTGCATAACTACCAATTTGACCAATAGATGTCTTAGGCGCATCTGTGATGCTGTCAATGTCGGATGTTTCTGTTACAACAGTTCTTGTTTGTGCTGTAAATGATTGTCCACCTGTAGTTGACAACGGTGCTGAATTCCATTCTAAAATTCCGAAACTTGTTATTTGTGTGTCAAACCAGTTAGCACCATTTGCTGGTTCGCCTTCTGGAGCATCTGCACTTGGATCAAGTTCGCCTAAATCTAAGTCTGCTCTTACAACGTAAACACTATTAGTTACGCCTAACAATGAGTATGCTGTTTGTAATCCGTATTCATTTTGCTCGCCTGCATGGATCATGTTACCATTGTTATCAGACTTGAATATTGGATCTCCGAATGTTTCTCCTAGCTCTCTTTGGCTAGTTATTAAATATGCTCTTCCAGCGTTAGCCTTCGTTGTACCAGGTGCAATGCCTGATCCTGAACTACTTGTCTTATTGCTGGCAGAAGCAACAAATATTACAGGAACTGTGCCTGCTGCTGCTGGGGTGTAAAAGGATTCGTCAATTACATTGACCTCTACACCTGGTGATACTAAAGCCATATTATTTCTCCTATAGGATAGTGTGTTCTGCTATTGTATTTAGCACACTATGAATAAAAATACCGGATAATAGCTACCAAAAAGGGACCGAAAAGGTGAGGTAAATATATATATGAGACCTTTATGTAAGTGCGGGCAGCGTCCTGCCGCTATAAACTATAAAAAAGATAATAAGATCTACTATAGGAGTCTTTGTGAAAAGTGTTTACGAAACGGTATAGGGCACGGTATTCCTAAATGGAAACAACGAGGATATCAAAAAAAAGATTTTTGTGAAAAATGCGGACACACTAGTAAACATCCCGAACAGTTCAATGTATTTCATATAGACGGAGATTTAAATAATTGCCGACCTACTAATCTAAAAACAGTGTGTGCAAATTGCCAGCGTATTATTCAGAAAATTGGAATGCGTTGGAAGCAGGGAGACTTACGCCCTGATTTTTAAAAATGGTTCGTATAAGAATGTCTACATTCCGCTTTAGTCTTTTTAAGTTGCCATTGTTGTCAATAGTATAATCACACATCCACTGTTCAATGCTCATTGAGCTAGGATCTTCAGTAGGCAAATGATCACAACGATCTACCCAAATAGCATAATCAAAAATTTCTTCGTTCTGCATTGCAAAGAATTCACGTTTATTACGTAGTCCGCAATAGATGTTATTTTGTGCAAACAAGTTACGTCCAAGACGTGCTAGATCGTCACGACAGTAATCATGAATCATGTTATACCATTCGGTGCGATGATTGTGACGATCTGCGTAACATTCTTCTTCGTTAGCATAACCGTACTTGTCTTTTAGCTCGTCAAATATAAACAACTCTGAACAGAATTTAGATGATGATTGAAAGGTATAGCCGTATGCTTGTAGCATTTCGCATACAGTGTCTTTGCCGTGACGGCCGTGACCAACAACTAAAAGTTTAGGTAAGTTCATTGTTACTCCTTAGTATATCTATTAATAATATACTAAAAGGAGAGTTTTGTCAACCAATTATAAAGCCGTAACCTGTTCCGCCTGCTACTGCTGTGCTTACTTCTGCCTCAAGTTTTTCCATTTCGGCTTGTGCTTCTGCTTTTAATGCATCACCATTAAGAGTTGACCCGCCTTGTGGTCCTGCAATAGTAGCAAACTTTGAACGTGCCTCGCCTAGTATGTACTTACAACTAGCAAGTGTATAATCTTTAATCCATTGTTTGGCAAGATAATCGTCTAAAAGTTGTTCATCAGGACGATAGTTATAACAGTATAGTAATAAATCTTCTTCGGCTCGAGGACGTTGAAGTAGTGTAAGTTTCTTAGTAGTTGTATTCCATTTGAACTCTATAAAACTACCAAACATTCTGCCCACAAGTTCTTGATGCTGTGCAAATAAATCGTATGTTGCAAGACCACCTAGTTGTGAACTTGATAACAAATAGGTGTTTGTGTATGCAAGATTAAACGGTTCAAATATAGTTCCGCCGTCTCCGCCGCCTGTCCTTGAACCTACACTTCTACGAAATATCTTTCGAACTTCGATAACTTCATTTGGCAGTGTATAGTCATTTTGGTCTATTACTGTTGTCATAAACACGTATGACTCTTCTACACTATTATCTGAACGCTGTCTAAACCTCGTTAGTGCTTTTGTTAAAGCAGTTTCATAATGAATAGGGTCAAGTTCAACATCGACCATGCCGCCTCCTAAGAAAGCATTTACATAATCAAATATTTCTTGTTTTTTTGTTGCTAAATCTGCCATACAAGTTCTCCACATAGTATTTATCGTTACGATAAATATGTATATGCCAAGACTTAGCTTATATAAACCAGAACGCGGCAACGACTACCATTTTATAGACAAACAAGTCTATGAGATGTTTACCATTGGCGGAACTGACATCAACATTCACAAGTACATAGGTACAAATGCTCCATCAGCTGAAGACCGAAGTTCAACACAACCTGAATATGATGTAGTAAAAGAAACAAACATTCAAGACCTTTTATTTTTAGAAAACAGAGATAGAAAGTACGATCCAGATGTATACACACATAGGGGCATTTACAATGTACAAGACATAGACTTTGACCTAAGTGCTTTTGGATTATTCTTGAGCAACGATACACTATTCTTAACTGTGCATATTAACAGTATTGTTAAGACACTCGGAAGAAAACCTATATCCGGAGACGTAATAGAACTTCCACATCTCAAAGATGAGTATGCACTAAATGATTTTGATATAGCACTCAAAAGATTTTATGTTATTGAAGATGTAAATCGTGCAGCAGAGGGATTTAGCAATACTTGGTATCCACATTTATATAGACTTAAACTAAAGCAAATATACGATAGTCAAGAATATGCAGAAATACTTGATTTGCCGGCAGCAGAAGGCAGTGATACTACACTAAGAGATTTGCTATCTACATATGAAAAAGAAATGCAAATCAGTAATGCTGTGGTTGCACAGGCAGAAATAGATTCACCAAAGAGTGGATTTGATATCGATCATTATTACACAGTTGCTACAAACGACGACGGAACAGTTGCTCTTAAAACAGCTGATGAAACAGATTTAGATGCAAGCAACATAAGCATAGGTGCAGACGAAGTTACAGATAGACCTGATAGAGAAGGTTATACAGGCTACCTTGTAGGTACAGGTAGCGACACACCTAATGGTGCGCCTTTTGGATTTGGCATAGCGTTTCCTAGAGACAAACAAGAAGGCGATTACTTTTTAAGGACAGACTTTTTGCCAAACAGAATGTTTAAATATGACGGCACACGCTGGATTAAAGTACAAGATGATGTACGTATGGATCTAAGCAATACATTGGAACGTCAAACTTATAAAACACAGTTTATAAACAATACAAAATCAAGCAACATAGGCGGCGAAACTGTGCAAGAAAGACAAAGTTTAACTAAAGCACTTAGACCAAGGGCAGACGATTAATGCAACATTTCTACGATGGACAAATACGCAAATACACTACACAAATGATGCGAATACTCAGCAACTTTCCAGTAAAAGATGGTAAAGGTGTTACTAAAGATGTTCCTGTTATGTATGGTGACTTAACGCGGCAAGTTGCAAATATTATTAGAGAGAACAGTGAAAACAAACTACCTAGTGCTCCACGTATAAGTGTATACATTACAGGATTAGAACTCGATAAATCAAGATTGCTAGATGCTACGTTTGTTAAAAAGTCTAATATTAGAGAACGTGCATTTAATGAGGAAACAGGCCAATACGAAAACTATCAAGGTAAAAACTACACCGTAGAAAGATTAATGCCTACGCCTTATTTGATGCGATTGAATGCAGATATCTGGGCAAGCAATACAGATCAAAAGTTGCAGATACTAGAACAAATATTAGTGCTTTTCAATCCTAGTTTGGAGTTACAAAAAAGTGATAACTTTATAGACTGGACTGCTATCACTGTGGTTAATCTAGAAAATGTCAACTGGTCAAACAGAAGTGTTCCTGTAGGTGTTGATAGTGAAATAGATATCTGTACTTTAACTTTTAGTGTTCCTATATACATAAGTCCTCCAGTTAAAGTTAAGAAAATGGGAGTTGTTACAAACATTATTACAAGTATGTTTGATGAAAATAGAGGAACTATTGAAGATGGAGTAAGTGTGCCTCAGCTCAATCAATTTGACGATGTAGCTGTTGCAGGAAGTACCCAAACATCTTTTGGTAAAAAAGCAACTACTATTCTTGCTAACGAAATGTCTAATGTAAATTACAACACCTATGGCATTTATCTTGAAAACAATGTTGCACAACTATTTGCAAACGGTAGAGTTGGCGGAAAAAACTGGCAAGATATATTCGAAGCACTTCCAGGACAATATGGTGCAGGTGTAAGTAGAATATTTTTAACTAACATAGATACTGACGTAACAGTGACAGGAACGTTTGCTCAAAATCCATTAGACGATACTCAGATTCAAATCGACTTTGACGAAGATACTTTCCCTCAAGATACTATTATCGAAGGAAGAACTAGTATAGACTATATTATAGATCCTACTACATTTAATCCATTAACAAGACTTGTTGACGGATTAAGATTGCTTATACTTGATGATATAGGCAAAGCAGGCGAAACAGTGCATGCACAAGCATGGACAAACAACGATGGAACAGGTTTAGTTGCAAAAGCTAATGATATTATCGAATGGACAGGATCAGAATGGACTATTGTTTTTGATTCTAATGCAGCCACTGAAACTACTTATACAACAAATCTAAACACCCAGACACAATATCGTTTCGAAAACGGCGAATGGCTAAAATCAGTCGACGGAGATTACCCAGTTGGCACCTGGAGAATAGAACTAGCCGGCTAACTATTATTATGAATAATATTATATGCAGTGGTGCTCTCTTTTACACTTTAACAACTAATCGATTTTTATTCTTGCATAGAGCAGGCGGCAAGAAAAGTGAAATGTGGGGTCTTGTCGGTGGTGGCAATGAACAAGGAGAAACACCGTGGGAAGGATTAAGTAGAGAAATAAAAGAGGAAATAGGATTTCTTCCGGATATCAAAAAAACTTTACCTTTAGAAAGTTTTATTAGTGCAGATACAAAGTTTTATTTTCATACATATCTATGCATCGTAAACGAAGAGTTTATTCCAAAACTCAATGACGAACACAATGGTTATGCTTGGTGTAGTTTTACTAAGTGGCCAAAACCGTTGCATCATGGATTACGCAACACACTCCAAAGCAAAGTAAATTTATCAAAGTTAGAAACTGTGTTTCAAACTATTAATTTACTTGACACAGACTAGTTTATAAAGTATAATAAAGTATGAAAGTCCTAGTTATTGGTGATATAATAATCGACAGATACATTTACGGCACAAGCACACGTTTGAGTCCAGAGGCCCCTGTTCCTGTGATTAGTTATCAGCGAGAAGTTGAAAAACTAGGTGGTGCAGGACTGGTATATGAAAACTTAAAAAGTTTAGGTGTTGATGTTACATTGTTTGACGCCGATCAGCCGCATAGTGTTAAAACACGAGTTATATGTGACGGGCATTACATTACACGCATTGACAATGATGAAAATGCAAATGGTGACGAAGTATTGAGAGATATCAAACGTCAACCCAATCTAGAACAATACGAATATGTTATTCTAAGTGATTACAACAAAGGTGTATTAGATGAGTCGATAGAGATTATTAAATATCTAAACACATTTGGCTGTAAAGTAATTGTAGATCCTAAAACACACGCACATCATTACGAAGGTGCTTGGCTTGTAAAACCTAATGCTAAAGAATTCCAAGAATATTTTATAAACTGGCACGGTAATATTATTACTACACGAGCAAGCGATAATGTAATTGCTAAAATAAACAACCAAGTTTATAATATTCCTGTAGAACCTGTAGAAGTATCAGATGTTACTGGTGCAGGAGATTGTTTTTTAGCAGCATTTGTTTATGCACTTACTAAAGGTTATGATTACAAAAAATCATTAGAACTTGCAGTACAGGGATCAACAGAAAGTGTTAAACACGTTGGTACATACATTCTTACAGAAAAAGATTTGAATAAAAAAGTAGTGTTTACTAACGGTTGTTTTGATGTACTACACAAAGGTCATCTCACGTTACTTA